CGGTGGCAACCCAGAAGGGCAGCGTCTCGGCTTTGCGCCCAAAGCGGTGCATTTCCTCGGTGTCGCTGCTCTGTCCGCAAATGTAGAAATCTGCGTAGTCGGCGGCTTCTTCAAATTGGCGATAGCCAGGGAAGGCATTGCCCCATGTGTATTCGGCCACGAGCGAAATGATTGGTTTGCCAAGGGCGCTCAAATTGTCGCCGTGCTGCGCGATGAATCCGCGAAGCTGAAACGGGGAATACAGCGCGATGCAATCGGCGGCGGATTCACGCAGCGCATTAATGACGGCTTGCGGTTCTTGCGGGAACTCGATGACGTTGATCGCCATTCCGGCCTGCGAGAGTTGCCGGAATGCGTGCTGGCCGACAGACGCTGGCTCTTCGCCAATATACAAAATATCAGCGGTCTTTATCATGCGCGGCAAACATGGCCTCGGTATCAGTGACAAAGCCCGGATTGGCTTGGAGGTAGTCGGGATTGCGCTGGCAAAAAAGGTCAAAGCCCTGCCTGTAGTTTTCGACGCTATTGCTGCGCTCCGTGGTTTCGTGCGACGCCCCTCCCGCCGTTGGATGCAGGTGGCGGATAACGATGTCGCTAGGCACGATCCATTTGTTTTTCGTCGCGCGCCACGTCAATTCGGTGTCGGCAAACATCGAGCGGTAGCCTTCGAAGTAGATGCCGCCGCCGTAGCCGAGGCGGTCTGCGGCTTTGCGCGTAAGGCACGGCGTGCAGATCAAATCGTCGCCTCGCACCCCGTCGCCGATTTTGACGACCGCCGGGCGCTTCACGTCGCGGCCAAGCGCCTCGACGATGCGCTCGTCCCAATGCAATGGCGGAGGCGCCAAGTCGTCCTGCACATAGATAAGGATTTCGCCCACCGAGGCGCGCGCAGCGGCGTTGGTCGCGGCAACGCAGTTTGTTTGCGCGAGGTTGCCCGCTGGCGATGTTGCGTGGCGAAAGCGGCCAAGGATGCCCATGTCCGGGCTGTCGGCCTCCATGCCGAAAATGTGCTCGATGCGCTCGGGATTTTTGGCGTTATCCAAAAACATTTTCCGCACCACGGCGGCTTGCTCCGGGCGCCCGCGCGTCGGGTGGATGATGCTGATGGTGGGTTCTTTTTGCGCTTTCAGCCGGGCTTTCTCGATGGCGTCGGCCTTGTCCAGGTCGCCAACCATGCGAAGGAATTGCGTCCAGAGGGTTTCCCCTGCCCAGCCGTAGAGGCCGTCGCGGTGCGTCCATGCTTTTTCTGCCGGGCGCGGCAGGGCCATCATGGAGCGCAAATAGGCTTCGGCTTTTTCTAAGTCGCCCAGATCTAGGTGCATTGCGCCGAGAAGGGCCAAGGCTTCACGGCGGTTGGGTTGCGTGCGGTAGGCCGAATGCAGGGCCGTGAGCATGGCTTTGTATTCCGCGCTGTCCGTTTCAAGGATTTGCGGACGAGCGAGCTCGCAGATGTTGAGACAGAGTTCGTAGCGTTCTGTGGCCTTGAGGTCGGGATGGGCCAGCGCCCTTTTGGCAAGCTCCATCGCCTCGGCTTTGCGCCCGTGACCCATGTATTCGCCGTGGAGGTGGTAAATCTCGGAGACGGTGCGCTCGGCTTCGGGGATGCTTTCGAGGATGGTCAGATTGCGGTTGCTGCCCTGCTTGGGCTCATCGTCGGGCAAATGGATCACGGTCGGCTCGTCGCACTTGGCAATGCGGGCGTCGGCGCCGAGTTGGAAATTTTCGTGGATGCGGTTCACCCACTTGCCTTTGTCGCGGCGGACGAGGCGCTCGCGGATATTGTGGGCGATGCCGCGCCCGGCCACGTTGTGAAACAAGGCAAAGGCGTCGAAGTTCTCGCCGTGCTTTTCCAAGAGTTCGTGCAGGGCGGGCGCGAAGTTCGGCCCCGGCGTATCGTCCGCGTCCACCCACAGCGCCCAAGGTTTGCTGGCAAGGTCGAAGGATTGCTGCCGTGCGGCCCCGAAATCATCGACGTGCGGCCATTCGTTGCCGGGGGCGTTGGCATATATGCCGTAAATCGCACCGTGCTTCTGGCAGACTTCGGCAATCTTGATGCTCTTGGCTTCGGCCCCGGTGGCGTGGACTACCACGATCTCGCTGACGGCGGGGGCAAATTGAGTCAAGCAACGGTCAAGCCGTTTGGGTTCGTTGCCGACGATAACGCAAAGCGCGATCTGCTCGCGCGGGCTTTGTTTCTCCATCTCGGCGGGTGCGCCGCTGTCAACCGGACAAACGAAAACCCCCGGCGTTGGCCGGGGGCTCCGTGTTGCGTATGAGATGGAGACGAACTACGCTCCGAGAGCCAATTTCGCGGCACCCGTGATCGCGCGGCTGCATCCGAAGACGCATTCGAACGAAACGTAGTGCTTGCCACTGGACGGATTGTAGTGGCGGCGATAGCCGAGCGTCAGGCCGCTCTGCGGATCGTTGACCACGGTCGCGGCGAGATACTCGCTGGGCGCTTGCGGCTCAAGGGCGCGGACGGCGATGGCGGCGGCGTTCGGATGAACGGCCATAGCAGCCAGGCTGATGCTGTTGGTCGGCAAGATGAGCGACTCGTAAGCGTTCATGCCCAAGATGCGGGGCACGCGGCCTTCCGAGATCACGTCACGGGAACCGAAGGCGCTGGCATCCAACAGACCGCTCTGGGACAGGAGGCTGTCGTAGAGGGTGGTGTTGAGGATGAGGGCGCGGTCGGTCAACGGGGCTTTCTCGTCGCTCAACGCTTTGCGGAGGGCGCGGGCGTTGGTGATCGTGAAGGCCGAAAGGTTGGTGAGCGTGGCGCTATACTGCGCGGCGCTGCCAGCCGTGGTGACGAAGAGGTTGTAGAATGAAGTCAGCACCGACTGCGCGAGGGCTTTGCCCTGCTGGGTGGCGAACTTGGTGATCTCCGCAGCCGAGGATTTGGAATACTCGGTGTCGGACAGTGAAACGGTGACGATGCGGTGGGTGTCCACGTTGATCGTGACCTTGTTCATCGTGCCGCCGTCTGCCTCGTATGAGTCAGCGAAGGTGGTCGCGGTGAGGTTGGCGATGAGCGGAACCTCGACGGACGCGCCACGACGCACAACTTCGTTGGAATACGAGGTCGTGAAGATCGAGAGCGGCTCGAGGTCAGCGGTGAAAGACTCAAGCGCGGCTTGCGCGATGAGCTTGTCGTTTAGGGCTGAGTTGATGGTTGCCATAAGATTAGTAGACGGAGGCCATGATCTCCCGCTTGTTGTTGCGGTAGTATTCGACGGCTTCGGCGCCAGAAAGATTGTTGAAGATTTGGGCGGGCGTCAGTTCCTGCTCGGCAGGCTGCATAACCACGGGCTCAAGGCCAACAGAAGCGACGATTGCCGCAGCTTGTTCGCCAGCACTTTTGGAGGCCGCGAGCAGCGCGGTGATCTCCTCGTCCTTGCTGGCCGACTCGGCGGTCAGGCGCTCGACTTCGGCTTTGAGGGTTTCAAGCTCCTTGGCGATGTCCTCGCTGGCTTGCGCCTGCGCGGCTTCGGCGGAGTTCTTCGCGTCAAGATCAGCCTGGAGGGCGTCAACCTTCGCTTGAAGTTCGGCGTTCATGTTATCTTCCGAGGAAGTGTCAACCGCCTCGTCTGCGACGGGGGCTTCGACAATGGGCTCCGCGACAACTTCGGCGGGAGCAGCTTCTTCGGCTTTGATGGTTTTGGTCGTTTTGCGGGCCATAGAGTTTTGGAAAGTGTCAAAGCGCGCGCGGGCGGCTTGGGGAGTGATAGAGGCGGCGGCTTCGATGCCGTCTTCGATGGCGTCGGCAAAACCGAGGGCCACGGCTTCGGTGGCATCGAGCCACGTTTCGTCATCCATCATTTGCGCGACTTGCTCGGCTTCCATCCCGGTCTTGCGGACGTAAGCGTTGACCAGCGTGGCCTTGAGCTTGTCGAGGATGTCGGCTTCTTTGCGGAGTTCGTCGGCATCGCCCATCGTCATGCCCCACGGGTTGTGGATCATCACGAGCGCGTTGTCGGCGATGAGAGTTTCGTCGCCAGCCATAGCGATGACCGAGGCCATCGAGGCCGCAAGTGCATCAATGTGAACGACTAAGCCGCCTTTGTGCCGACGTAGCGCGTTGTAGATTGCGGCTCCTTCAACAACGGAGCCGCCGACAGAATTGATGCGGAGGTGAACACGCTGGCCGGAAAGTTTTTTGAGTTCGGCGAGAAATGTTTTGGCGCTAACCCCACCAAAGCCGATCTCATCATAAATGGCAATTTCGGCTTCGCCGTCTGCGGTCTGTTGAATTGCATACCAGTGGGCGCTCATTGCGCTTGCTGCGGTGTCAATGCAACGGGCGCAGGGTTAGGATTAAAAGTGGCGATGGAATCGGCGCTAATGCCAAACTCTGCGGACAGATCGGAAAGATACTTTGCCTCCACCGCCCGCTGGCGAAGCTGGTCTTTCCACTCAAGGCCGCGCTCCGAATAGTCTTCGGAGTAAGTGCGAAGGCCCGCCCGCACATCGTTCAAGTTGGCCTGCGCCTCGCGCCCGTAGTCCACGCTGGCCGCCGCCGGGCGTTGCCATTCGACGCGCCACCAATTTTCGTTCTGCGGGAGGAGGCCGCGCTGCATTGCCAGCGTAATCGTGTGCGCCCACACGCGGGAGCAGAGGCGGTCGATGAGCAGGGCTTGGCGCTGCTCAAAGGTGCGTTGCGCGCGAACCAACACGGCGCGCAAGGCCGCACCGCCCGCATCGGCGGGACGCGCGGCAAATTCCCACGGCACGCCGATGTTGAGGCAGACTTCGCGCAGGAGAAGATCGCAGAAGTCGCGGAAGTTTTGTGTCGGGCGATTCGATGTCCACGAGATCAGATCCTCGCCCATGCCGAGGCGTGGGATGGCACCGCCTGCGTTGCCGAGGGATTCGACGGTGACTTCGCTGTTGTCTTGGCTGTTGACGGAGTGGGTCGCCTCGCCAAAGAAATCCGCGCCCTGCGGGTTGGAGGACTTGATGGCGAGGGCGATGTAGGAGGAAATTTTGAGCGCCATTTTCTCAAAGCTGATGGCGTCCGACACATCGCGGAGGTGGTTGATGGACGGGGCGAGCGGCGTGACGTAGCGCAGTTCGTCGCCTTGGCTGGCCTCGCCAACGTGGATCAGTTGCTGCGCCGGGATGTCCTCAAAACGCTGGGCCGGGTCAACGCCATCGCCGACCAGATGGCGGTAGAAGATGGGGCGCAGCTGCGGATTGACCACCACGCCGTCGATGATGTTCTGCGCGCCTTCGCGGGCGGTCGGGTTGCTCGGCTCGTAGATCGAGGAGCGGGCATCGCCGATGCGGTGGGCAAGGATGAGTTGCAACGCAGGATACCCGGTCGATTGCGCCGTGGCGCGGAAGAACACTTCGCCGTCCCGGTCGATAGCGACCGAGGCGATGCGCTGCATCTCGCGCCAAGTGTAGCGGCCTTGGATGTCGGCCACGCGGCTCCACTGTTCAAAGAAAGTTTCGGCGGCGTTGTCCCATGCTTCATCGCCGCTTCGGGCCTGCGGGCGGATGCCTGTGCCTGTGGCGTATCGGGCCTTTTCGCAAATCAGCCCACGGACAAAAGGCATATTGTTGTAAACCCAGCGCGACAACTTCATCAGCCTTTCGCGGTCTGCTCCAGATACGTCGATGTGGCTGTCGGTCGCTGTGGCGTTGTAAGGGAATCGGCGCTGAATCGAAGGCCGCGCGGCATCGTAGCTTTGCGCCTTGGGCGAGAATGCTTTCGTTACCAGTTTCCAGCGGTCGGCGAGTTTCATCAGTGCAGCGGGTAGTTGAAGGCCGCGATGGCGGTCTTGCTGGTCTTGCGTGTCAGCCAGAGTTCCAAGTTGGCGGCGCTGAGATCCTTAATCTCTTTCCAGCAATAGAACGCCAGATCCGCAACGGTGCCGGCGGTCTGGTCGGGCGGGAGCGCAAAAGAGTAGCTCTTGCCACCCATTGAAACGGAGGTGATGACCTTGCCGCCCTCTTTAGCGACTGCGAAATTGTTGGAGGCGATGGCCTCAAGCGCCGCGACTGTCTTTGTCGCGTCTTTGTTGTTGGCTACCCAGACTGAGAAAACAAAGGAGCGCGGAGACATTGCTCACGCGCGGCGGTGTCAATTGGTCAGTGCTTGGCTTTCTTGCGCTTGGCCCATCGCGCCATGACAGCGGCGCGGGCTTGCTCGCTAGTGCGTGCTTTGCTTGGCCCCTTGACCTTGCCGCCCTTGCTGCCAGTGGCGCGGGTGTCCACAAAACTGGCTGGCAAAGGCTTGTTGCAATTCGGGCATTTCACGCCCGCGATGTTAGATGGCATCGTTGCCAACCTCAATAGGAAGCTCCAGTTGCGGGTCGGCGGCTTGAACGCGGGCGACTTGAACAAGGTGCGCGTGGCGAATCACAATCTCGGTCAGCTTGAGAGCGGAGGCGAGATCGTAGTCGTGGGCCTCGTTGAAGTGCGCGGCGGCGTGTGCAATTTCGGTGATGTTCATTGTGTGTGGTGATTTGCGCGGGGGATGGAACCCCGCGCGGGTTGTTAGGCGGCGAGGTCGAATTTGATTGGGTTGCTGTATCGCGCTCCAACGAGGCGCACCGTGTAGGTCTGGCCTTCGATAATGACTTGCTGGCCGTCTTGCAGGATGACCGATGCGTCGATCTTTGCGCGCTCGGCTGCAAGTTGCTCGGCTTTGCCCGGATAGTCAGCGGTCAGCACCGCGCACTCTTGATTCGTCCACGCAACTTCGTGGCCTCGCTCAACGGCAAGCTGATGCGCTTTTTCGGGATCGACTTGCACGTTGTATTTTTTGCCGTGTTCGGCTTCGTAGCCGCGCACGGTTCCGACTGTGATGCGCTGCGCGTAGGTGAAACCTTCGCCGCGCACGATTTGGCCGTATGTGAGTATGGTGGTGTCTGTGGTGTGTGTTTTCATTACGCCCCCAAGATACGCCAGCAGCTTGCGTATGCAAGGCAAAACCAGCACTTTTTTGAAAATATTTTTGCCCCCTGCTAACCCCTTGATTTTGGGGGTTTTACTCTGTAGAATCGTCCAGCTTCGGCTTAATAATGTTCCCGTATTCGGCCAGCGCCAGAATCATCAGTTCGCAGTCGAGCATATGGTCAGGACGGCGCCCGACTTGCTTCCAGATGTAGTTCTCGCGCCCCGTGAGCGGCGAGCGTTTGACCACCTTGCGGTGCGAATCGAGGTGCGCTTTGTATTCCTCGGAGGCATCAGCGGCCACCGTCCACGCCGGGCCTTTGCCGCCGCGTAGCCATTCCAGAACGTCTTGCGCGGCGGGTGACGAGAACAGCATGAGGAAGTAGCCGCGCCGATACGGCTTGAGGACGGAGATGGCCTTGCGGAGCGTCTTGCCGAATTTCACGCCGTAGCCGTCGGCGCGGTCTTCGCCTTTGGCCGGGATGTAGCGATTGCGGAGGCAGACATCGAGCACCTCGTCGGTGCGGAAGCCGGAGTCGACGACGACGAGTTTGGCCATGGTGCCGCCGATGTTGCGCTGCTGGTCGAGGCCGAGTTCTTGCACCTTAAATTCCAAGTCGGCCCAGGTGGTGAGTCGGCCTTCGTCCACGAGCTTGCTGCTGCCGTCTTTGGCGAAGGCGCGGCAGGCGAAGTAGAAGCAATCTTGCTGCACGTCCACGGCCATGATGCGGGCAGTGCCTTCTTCGATGTCGGCGCGGAGGTTGTATTCGCCCACGGTCAGCGGGCGGGATTCGTCGGTCGCCTGCTCCTCCCAAGGTTCGGACAGCGCCCCATTGATAAAGTCCTGCAAGCCAATCAGCCCTGACTTGGCCGTGAGGAACTGCGCGGCAAGCTCGCCAAAGTTGCAAGACTTCCAAGGCGCATACAGGCTGTTGAGGTGGTAGCTTCTGCGCCCTGACGGCGCCGTGGGGTTGGTCGGTCGCCATTCGCCTTCGCGCAGCATTTTGGTTTTGTGCCCGCTATTGATCGGCTGCTCGCACGATTCGCAGACGTAGTAGGCCGTCTCTTTGACCATCTCCAAGTTCCACCCGCCGTTTTCTTTGCGCGCCTCCTCGGCCCAGCGCACGCGCGGCCACACAAGCCGCTGCATGGTTCCGCAATGCGGACACGGCACGAAGTAATACCGCATATCGCCAGCGGTAAATGCCTGCCAGATTTCGCCTTCTCCCGTGGTGGGCGTGCTGGCCTTTACCCGCAGAGCGTTGGTGTAGCTCTTGGTGCGGTTCTCGGCCAAGGCCACGGCCCCGGCCTCGCGCGCGGTCGGCAGGGCAAACTTGTCCGTCTCGTCCATGATGAGGAGCCCCGCAGGGCGCGAGGCCAAAGACGCGGGCGAGTTCGACCCGACCATCGTCAGCGTGGCATCTCGGAAAAACATTTCCAGCGCCTTCCATTTGTTGAAGTTGGACGGCTTTAATGATGCCAAGCGGCGGCAATCATCGACCATCGGTTGCCAACGGTTTTCGCTAAAGCTGCGGGCAAGGTGTTCGGTCGGCATGACCCAGATTGTCGGCGACGGGTTGTTGACCATTCGCCACGCGGTTCCAATCATCAGCACTGTGGTCTTGCTTGTTTGCGACCCGAAGCACAGGGCAAGGTCGCTCACGCGCGGATCGCTGAAACACTCCAACGGCTCGCGGACGTAGGGCGTGAGCAAAGTCGAATACGGCCCCGGCGTCTCGGTCTGACGGCGGGAAAGGACAATCTCATCCTCGGCCCATTGCCAGACTTGGCGCGTGTCCACAGGCGCAAAGACATCGCGCAGACTGCGGTCGAGTTGTTGCGTCAGCGTCATGCCACCAGCTTGGGCGTCTTGCCCGTGGCGTCGGCCCAGCGTTGCAGAGCCACGGCGACATAGGCGGGGCTGATCTCGATGGCGCGGCATTTGCGGCCAAGTTGCTCGCAGGCGATGATGGTTGTGCCGCTGCCGCTGAAGGGTTCGTAAACTGTTCCAGTTGTGTGTTGAATCAATGCTGCAACAAGAGACACGGGTTTTTGAGTGGTGTGTCCGTCTCTGTGTCTGTTGGCATCTTCAAAAGTATCTGGATGAGATTTTGTTTCGTCCCAAACTGGTTTTCCTATTGAAGAAGCAATGATGATTTCACCCTGCATCCGAAACCCGCGCCAAGGATGGGCCATTGCATTTTCGCGCCACCACAGCGCCCGCTCAAACTTGTGTCCGTTTTTTTCCAACGAGCGAAGCCAAGTAGGAAAAAGTCTTGGGCTTTGAAAATTAAAAACAACTGCCGCGCTTGTCGGAAAATTTGCAATGCAATCATCAAACAGCTTTTCAATCCTTTCTGGCTCATCGTTTTCAATGCCAATGCGGTTGATGCCGTATGGTGAATCGGTCACGATTGCGCTTGCTGCTTCGCCACCCATCACCCGCTCCACATCCTCCTTCTTTGTGCTATCCCCGCACAGCAACCGATGATCCCCAAGCTCCCAAAGCTGCCCCGGCTCGACGCCCCATTTGGCGCGGAGTTCTTCAGCCTTGTCGATCTGCGGCTCGGCGTCTGCTTCGGGGTTGCCTTCGTCGCCCAGCCCCGCGCCTAACTCTTCCAGCGCGTCGGCATCGAAGCCGATCTCCTCCATCGTGATTCCCTCTGCCGATAGCGACTCAAGCTCGGCGGCAAGCATCTCGGCATCCCATCCGCCGCCAAGTTCGGCCAGCCGATTGTCGGCCAAGATGTAGGCGCGTTTCTGGGTGTCGGTCAGGTGCGTGAGCCGCAGGCACGGCACGCGATCAAGGCCAAGCTGGTGCGCGGCCAGCACGCGCCCGTGCCCGGCAATGATGCCGTTGTCGCCGTCGATCAGCACGGGGTTGTTAAATCCAAACTCGCGGATGCTTCCGGCGATGGCGGCAACTTGCGCGGCGTCGTGTTTTTTGGCGTTCTTCGCATACGGCACCAGCGATGCCGTGGCGACTTGTTCAATTTTCTTGTCGTTGTCCTTCATGAGTTTCTTTGAAAAGCAGGCGCACCCAATTCTCCATGATCCCCTGGGCATGGATCGGGTCGTTCGGGTTAAGTTGCGCGGCAAGAGCGGCGGGTGCGGCCAAGAGCTTTTGCCGAAGGTCGCTGAAGACTTGGCGGTAGGTGCGCTCGGCGGCTTTCACGCTCATGGTCTTGGCGTCTCGCTCCAAGATGTCGCGCAGGCGGTCTTCCATCGCGGCTTGGCGGGAGACGATGTTGTTAAGGGTCTGCACCCACTGGCGGGCCATCGCTTCGTCTCCGCGCTTGTGGCAGGCAGCAATGCGGCTCTGGCAATACTGACGCGATGACCGCAGCGCCTTGAGCGTTTCTTGGCAGGAGCGTTCCCCGATGACGATTTCCTCCGGGCGCTCGGCAAGCTCGACGGCCTGCCTGGTCGCGTCAGGGTCTTCGGGCTCTTCTGGCGCCTGTGGGGCTGGGGTCGGCGCGGGTGGCGTCTCCACCCTCGGCGCGGCAACGGGCGCCGCAGCGGGGCGACTGCCGCCACGGGCGGCGTTGCGCTGGCGCCACAGGCTTCCCCCCTCCAAGTCGGCGGGCATCCCTCGCTTGCGCCAGCGATGGATTAGCGACGGGCTGACGCTTTCGTGGCGGGCTTGTTCGCGGACGGAAACTTCTGCGGCGTTCACTTGTGCCGTTCACCCTGTCAACGGCTGGTGAACACGCACGGATTTGTCGGTCTGGTTCGGGCACT